GACCACGAAATACAAGGTATCCACATCCACAGCAACATTAATGAAACTTCCATTGGTTGTGCATAAAGACGGAGCTACAACTGCCTGCCCTTTTAATAGGGAATAGGTTGCCAGCGATCCGTCTGTACTATTGACCAAACACAGCAAATCCCCATCTGTTGTTGACGTAGCTTTTCTCAAAGCCATGTCGGTTGGGGTTGAAATTAAATGGGATGACAACAATGAAATATTAGGGGTTACATAAGCCATTTCAGAATCAGAGAACAAGAACTCCCTGACCGCCTTGCCTGTCCTTTGAATAAAGTAGGTTCCGCTTTCAGCTCCCACAGGTTTAATGCCTGCCTTCATGCCTCGCTTGGTTGCTGACTTGATAACAAAATTACTTGGGGTAAGGGGATCTTGCTCTCCCTGTGCCACATAAAACTCTCCGCCTTGAGTGAATACTTGCATATCCCTGCCAGGAAATATACCCATGATCGGATTGGCAGAGTCAGTATCCATAGTAGCAACGATTGCATCAGCATCTAATGCCTCTCCTAAATTAAAATCGTAATAATCCCCTACTCTTGATGCAAAGACTGTGGTTGGTCTATTTTTCGTTCCGCCAAAATATAATCTTCCCTGATAAAAACAAACTGTTCGTGGGTAGCCTTTCGATGACGACCACGAATCCTCATACCCTGTTTCGTATGTCCAATCCCCAGATGCGATGGCTGCGGTGCTAAAGAAAGGTATTTCTGTCAACCCCTCAACATTAGTTGCACTTATATACCGTGTAATTCTAAATCTTCCCAATCCATCATTTTTCTCAAGATACTGCCCTACACTTCCAGATGAAAAAACAGAGCCGCTTGTTGCTACAATTTGAGTTCCAGATGTTGCGTTAGGTGTTAGTGTTCCGGCTGGTTCTGATGTAGCAAGTGTAAAAGCATATTTTGGAATGCTAACAAAAGTAATCGCAGCAATAGTCCATGCACTATCGCTTGCACCTCTGACGATTTTTTGTGGTGCTAAATCCTCATGCACAACGATAAGGGTATCTGCGGATTGCGCCCAATCTATTGTGGATAAAAGTGTTTTTCCGATTGTGGTTACGAGATAGTTGTTTCCTGTACCATTGATGTCCGTAATCAAAGCCTTGTCCTTGAAAACAAACATCTTGTTGTGCGTGAACAGAAGCATATAGCTTTGTGTGGTGGAAAATTCGTAAGCCACCAATCTCGCACCTTCATCTATGTCGGTTGCGACAGCTCCTACATCATTTATGAATTGAAGTCCTGGTCGTCTTGCTAATCCGCCTTGGGGTTGTACCAGCACGTTGCGTGCCTTGGCTAATGCGTTGAATCTTTGCTTGATGTCCAACCTGCCAAAAAGCAGGGGATCAAACTCTCCGTTGGTAAAATTGGTTTGAACTTTGACTATTCTCGACATTACGCATTAATCTCTTTCATCAGTCAGAGGGAAACTGCCAATCGCATAGGATGGCTGGTTCCTTCCGTCAATGTTCATCGCCTGTCGTAAATATCCGCCTCTGCCATTTTCGCTAGCATGGCCTGTTGTTACAGTTTTCCAATATTCAGCTTTCGTAATCTGATCCGTAACCGGTTCGGCAATATGCCAAGCCATCATGTAATTCAAAAGCTGTATAAAATATCTAGGCATAGAACCCTCGGATATATTGTTGTCAATGTAGTCTATCACTATCGTTTCTTCATGTGTGTACACATCCCTTCCACCATCGTTATTTGCATAAATTTCATAAGCTGTAATGGGTGCGATGCCTGTGGATGTGGAATTGTACACAGCGAAGGGGTTGTTCAGAACGGTACTAGGGAGTGGATAAGCATAATCCCACTCGTTAGTCGGTGCTGTGCTTGATCTTGACAATGTGAGTTTTTTCTTTGCGAAACTCCAGGGATACATTCCCAGAGATTGGTCTTTGACGTTTGGATAGATAGCAGCACAAATGGCAGCACCATCGCTACCATCGGTAAAACTTGTTATTGGGTTAGCACCCAGCATCCTTAATGCTGTATTGCTTATCGTTACTTTTGTATCTCCTGCCGCCATGAAATAAATTCCTCAAAATTCTTAATTAAAATTAGCGGGGGTGTTGCCACCCCCACCAAAGTCTCAACAACTAATGCTAGTCTCTAGTCGCTATCATCTGCAGCGATGGCTAAGCCATCAGCTACGTCAACAACAGTACCGGTATTCGAAACAACGGGTGTCAAAAGATACCCACGAGTTCCTCCGGTAGTGTGATGAACCCAGATAAGATCGCCAACTTTTAATAAGTCAGCAGCCGAATTAAAATATCCAGCTACTCTTATTACAGTTGCCGCATCTGTCGAGGTATAGCTCCAAACTTGAGGAGCATTACCTGCTTTAGATTGACCACCGATAGGTTGTAGTCCTGTTGCACTATAAGCCATTTTTGTTCCTCCTAGCTTTCATCGCAAGTGATGTCCACGATTCCCTCGTCATCTATAGCGACAGAACCAGCACTAAACATTGAATTAACTAGGAACGAAGTTTTCTCCGGTACATAGTTAATCTCAGTTTTCATGCTCATATTTTCTGCCATGCCAAGAGCTGAACGATGGAACGCAAACACAGAGCGATCTGCAGTTGATAATGGTAGTCCACCCTCGTCTCTATCTCCAACAACATGGAACTTAAAGCCAAGGAAAGTATTAATTTCTCCGGATACCAATGCTTTAATCGAAGCATAGTCTCCTGAGATTGCTCTCTCATCACCGAGCATACCTGCTAACGAATTAGCATGGCAAACAAGATGACGATCATCAAACGGAACATTTTTAGCATCGAGTGCTTTTTTACTAGCAATCAATTTTCCAACATTCAAGTTTGAAGAAGCAGCACTTCCACTCGTAACAACAGTTTTAGCAACTGTTGAAGGTGAGGAAGCACCGTCAAGAGCATCAATAATTAATTGGTCTAATCTGCGACCAATCGCTTTGGAGACTACCTGCACGAGTTCAGACCTCTCATCAAAATTAACTTTTGCTTGATGAAAGACATCACTATATTCCGCAGCATTGTAATCACTCATTGTGCAACTAACTTGTGAGTAAGTTACATTCAGAGGAGTTACATCGGTTTGAGGAATCCTCGAAGTCGCTGATCCCTTACCTAGCTTTGGAAATTTGTATGTATTGCCCTGTACACCTGATCTAAGACGGACAGCACCTCTCAAGACGGAATCCGCCTGATAAGCCTGTTTCACTTCCGCATCGAAAAGAGTAACGAAGGCATTAGTAATACTTTGTGCCATAATTTTTCTCCTTATATCAACACGTTAATATTTACATCCCCATAAGGAGATGCGGTTCAATAATCAGTTGTCAGGGATTGATCCCCTGGCTGAAGAAGTCGGTGAATTGCCACCAGCCAGACGACCATAAAAAGATATGGTTGCCGTCAACCCATTGTTAATATTTTTTGGGTATCTTGTAAAGAAAAAGTTTAGATTATCTCCCCTGTATCGGTAGCCTTGCCAGGGTACATCTTGCCGAACAAATCTTCTACTTTCTTGCGGAAACCCACATCAGTCTTGTATTTGGGATCGCTAACCATAGAATACAGCTCCTCTTTGCTTGGCATACCCTCTGCGTCAGGGGTTGAGGTGGGGATGATAGGCCCTTCGTAATACCTTCTAACCTTGTTAAGTGCCTTGAGTCCATTTGCAGTTCCAGCAAAGACTTTATATTCCTCGAAATCATCCTCACCCCATATACCTTTGTCTACAAGCGACTTTGCCCAATCAACACTTCCGTTAATCAGGGCATCTGCGTTAGGGCCAAGTTTTTTTCTTTCGGAATCAATATCCGTTTGACTCTGTTCCTGTTGTGCATTGGACATTTCAATAAATGCTTCTGCTAATTCATTAAACCCATCTTGGGTAATCTTGTTGTTGTCCGCCCATTCGACATATTTCTGTCTTAGCGGATCATCTTCTGGGATGTCCTTTAATGCAGATAAGTCATATTCCTTGGGTGCTTTATTTTGAGATCCTAGTTTCTTTTCCAGGCTTTGGTAAGACTTGGACAAAGACTCTACATCCATGCCCTCTTTCTCATCCCAAAACTTATCCGGAAGCCACTCCGGTTGCTCTAGTGCCTTTTCTTCTTCCTTGCTTTCTGCTTTGA